TCCCCCTTATGTTGTTGTCACCTTTTTTGTTGTGCAAAAGGTCGTTACATAAACATCAGGAACAACCATTATTTTACTTGCAACTACAACAGCATCAACCTTACATTCTTGTAAAGTGTTATACATCGCTTGTTGGTTTACTTGTGTAATACAAGTTTTATCAAGTGGTACAGTGGGTGACTGAATACATAACCACATGATTAAAAAAAACTTCATTAATCACCTATGAGATAGTTCTCTATCCATATTATTTTTTCTTTGATAACAGCTATGTCTTGTTGCATGGCTGATATAGAATCTGCTTTTGTTTCAACAGCTTCTAATCTTTCACTCCACATACCCCAAGTCATCGCTAAACTTGCTACAATAACGATGTAAGGCAATACTGTTTTCATATCAAAGTTCATTTAGACCACTCTACCTTAAACTCATTTCCTTTTTGATCTTGGATAGACATCGTTTGTTTTTCTGTTCCATAGATTTTAGGTGCTAGTTTACCAGCCTTAAAGTGAACATTCTTTTGTATAATTTCTAATAGTTTAACCTTAGTCATATTTAACTTAGGATCTTTTTTTGCTTGTTCTAATAAGATATCTAAATCTTCTATTGTGTAGAGGACACTATCGTGTTTTGCTTGTAGGTATTGTTTGTTAAGCTTTTCGTCTTTGTTGATCCATTGTCTCAGTGTTGTCCAAGATACATCTAGTTCTTTGCAACATTCACGAATGGTTTGACCTCTCGCCAACATTTCAAATAAATCAGATAGAATAGACTGTTTGTATTTACTAGGTCTATTACCTTGTTTTCTTACTACTGCTGTTGTCATTATTTTACCTTTGCTGACATATTGTTTAGTGGATTGTTCAATGCCTTATTAATATTTAAGTTAAGGTTATCTTCGATGATTTTAATCTCATCAAATATTTCTCTTGTATCTTCTTTTTGTCTATCTTCTACATCATTGACTATTTCTGTAATGTGTCTGATGTCACCATTCATTTGACGCAAATCTGCTTTCATATCTGTCTTTAAATCTTTTGCTACATCTGCAACGAGGGTAATCTCATCAAGAATCATATCTAGCTCTGATTTTAAGACTGCTAATTTTTCATCATAGTGTGATAGATCAGGTGCTGTGTATTCTTCTATCTTGGCTTTCATATCCAAGTAGTCATCGTAGAATTTATATCCAGTCCAACCACCACCAATGATTGCACCTATTAAGGATAAGATTAGAAAAAACTTACCACCAGTAAACTTTATGCCTTGATACTCAATACTGGTCATTAATCATATTCTCCATCATGTTATTTTGTGCTGACTCAAACAGACCACCATACAAATCATCTATCTGCATCATGTTATAATTAGAGATATCCATGTCTGTTAAAGTGGTTTGTTGATATTCGTTAAATCCTTTTGTATCTGCTAGTTGTGCCATGACAGCTAATTTAACTGTATCAAGAGCAACTTGATCGCCACTGTCAGCAACTTTAGCTAAAATCTTTTTTGCAATTTGTTCTTTAGTTTCTTTCTGTTGAACAACCTTAGCTTCTCTTTCTTCAGGTTCTTGCGTTTCTTCTACTTCTTCTGTTTCTTCTACTTCAGGTTCGTTTTCTATTTCAGGCTCAACCTCGATATCCATTTCAGCTACTTCTTCCATAGCTTCAGCAATTTCAATCTCAACTTCAGGTTCTACCTCTACCTCAAAGTCAGGTAATTCTAATTCTGCCATTTCAATCTCAGGCAGTTCAATAGATATTTCTTCGATATTTATTTCTAGAGGATCTAAGTTATCGCCAAAGTCTATTTCAATAATCTCAAAGTCAGTAGAGTCATTAATAATATCGTCAATAACATCATTAATAATGTCATCTATTATTTCTTCTACTTGTTGAACTACTGCATAAGTAGCAGTTAAAACAGGATCACTAAAGATTGCTCCGTAATAACCTGTTGTATATCCTGCGTCTGTACCCCAGAAAGACATCTGTGTAGTAATGTCAGTATAGTTATTAGGCTGAATGATATCTGTGTAGAGATAATCTTGTGTGCCACTAAAATCTAATTCTATTTCTTTTTCTAGTGTTTGAAAGACAGTGTTATCTTGGTCTCTAAGAGTAACTGTAATTTTAAAAATATCTTTACAATCACCATTAGTCGCTGAACAAGTAGGTACAGTAATATTACTTTGATGTGACTCGACAGTTACGCCATAGTTTATATCAAAACCTTGTTGTATTTCTTCAATCGTTAGACCACCATCAGTAATGAGACTATAAACATCACTGGTTATTGTGCCTCCACCATCAGCAACACCACGAGTATTAGCCGATCCTGTGCAGACTTCACCATCTTCTAATGTTCCTGAATAAGAACATTGTGTGGTACTAACTTTCCCACTTTGTGTCCATTCGTCTGCTGGGGTTACTAAGTTAGGAGTTTCTTCAGAATAAGAATATGCCTGTGGTAATAGCCAAAACAACGCTACCAAGAATATAGTTTTTAGCATTTGACTCCTTTACATAATCAGGTCGATCTGTAGGGTGACTATCCCAACCAGCTTGTGCTACTTCACCTATTGTTCCAAAGAACGGACAGGGAGTACCAGCCATTTCCATAGCAGAAAAGACACGAGGATCTTGACAAAGAACTGACACACCAGCAACTTTCATTCCCATACCATATAAGGCACGAGATAATTTTAATCGCTCACAGGTGATATCTGTAATAGTAGAGCCTTTTGCAAAACCAAATATTTGAGTCTGTAAAGCAACTGAACCACCTGAAGTACAAACATCTTGATTAGATATCATGACATTCGGTGCGTTAGCTGTACTAGGTGCTTTATCTACAGTGGTTGTTCCTGTTACTGTAGAACTAACAGTTGTATTAGTATTCGCTTTTACATCTGTAATAGTCGCAACTGTTCCAAATAATAAAAGTATTACTACTAAGAGTTTCATTTACAGATACAGTCGTAATCTTCGCAACACTCACACATGATTAACCCTTTGGATATTTATCTTTTGTAGCTTTGATAGTAGTTTTCCAACCATCAACACCATTGTGATATATGTCATCTAGCTGATCTGCTATTGATGGATATTCACTTGCTCTTTTTCTCTGATACTCGTTATTGTCGTAAGCAGTTTGTAACTCAGCTTTCTTTGCTGATACTTGACTCCATGTAAAATCCTGTGTGTCTTTGTAAATAGCACTGCCATTTGCATCTGCACCAGAGATATATTTTACATTGGCTTCGTACTCAGCTTGATTGCTAGGTTCGCCATTGACTACTACTTGAGCATTTGCATCAAGAGCTTTGATTGCACTTATTATATCTGTCATTGTTTTTCTCCTTTAATTCTCATTATGCCTCTATTTCCATTAGAGTAATTTGTGATGTTCCTAAATAATATGAGTTTTGGTCACCATTATTACTTGTTCTATTTATGTAAACTATTGATGAACCTTCAACTTGTCCTTGAACCTTATATGTAGTTGTAGATGTGGTTGATGGGGAGTCTAAAAATGTAAAGACTACGGAACGAATATCAGCATCACTATTTGAGTTAGAAGCTGTTGTATTAGCGTTTCTACTTCCTATTGTTCCAGTGTTTTGTAAAAGAACAGTTGAAGAACCTCTTACTAAATTAAAACCATGTCTTTGTCCTGATTGAGCACCAGAGTTCAAATTAGCAAACACTAAAACTTTACTAGATGTTGCACTAGGTGTAATTGATGCTGATAATCCTACATCTTGCAAACTATTTCCAGTTATAGAAGTTTGACCAGTATAATTAGCAGTTACAACTTGTAAAACCTTACCTGTATCAATACCACTAGGCAAAGCACTAACAGCAGAGATTGATTGATTGTTTAATTTAATAAGTGCCATTATGCTAGTACCTCCATTACAGTTATTGTTGATGCACCTGTACCTACAGTACTTGCATCATTATTACTTTGACTTCTATTTAAATAAAAACTTGAAGTAGATTCACAACACCCTGTAATTTGATAAGTTGTAGAGCTAGTTGTATTCGGAGTATCAAGAAAATTAATTACAACATTACTGAGGTTGTTATTAGCTAATTGTTGAATCCCTGTAGTGACATTAGCCATTCTACTACCTACAGCAGTACCATTGGCAATAACAGTGCTTCCTCTTTTTAGTCCTACAAAAGCTCTTTGATTTTGATCACCAGCAAAAGTTATCATAGCTTGTATTAAAACTTTAGATGATGATGCACTTGGTGTAATAGCTACACTCATTCCTGTCACATCTACTGGAGTAGTTGAAGAAGTGCTAAAG